GAGCAGGTGCGGGCAATCGTGGAGCGGCGCCCGGTCCACGTCGCCAAGGCGGACAGCGCCAAGCGCATCGTTTACGGGATTGTGCTCGACCCATACATTGTTGACGCTCATGATGACCACCTAAGCCCGGCAGCTATCGAAGAGACCGCTCATGATTTCCTCGCCAGCTCGCGAACCATCGGGCTGGACCATAACGGCAAGATTGAGGCTAAGGTTGTCGAGAGCTGGCTTCATCCCTATCCGAGCTCAGATGATTATAAAGCGGCGATGAACGGTGAGCCCCACAAAGCCCGAAAAACCAAGTTCGGGGACGACGTCATACACTCCGGCTCATGGATTCTGGGCGTCAAACTCGAGCCCGAGCAGTGGGCCCAGGTGCAGGCGTGCGAATTAAATGCCTTTAGTATCGGGGGGTTCGGTACTCGAGAGGATATGAGCGCCGACGATATGCCGAAGGTAGAATATATCGATGATTAATAATCATTGACGATTAGATAGAAATATAAGATAATTTCACCAGGCCGAGTACAGGTCTGCTCAAGTCCCGAGCTCAGGGCAAACTACCAACATTCGAAAAGAGGTGCGCGATGACTAAGCGGCGCATTACCTCGCTCAAAGACGTCAAGACGCTTGAGGTGTCTCTCGTCGAGCGCGGTGCAAATTTAAAACGACGCTTTCATTTGATGAAAGCAAGAGGTGACACGATGGGTGAAATTCTCGTTGAAGTGCTCAAAGCTGAAGGCCAAAGCGAGGCCGTGCAAAAGCTCGAAGGCATGCTCAAGGAAGAAATGCCAGAAGATGCCAAGGCGGCAATCCTCGCGGCTATGAAACTCCTGGAAGCTTTCTCGGACATCATGCCAGTGGGCGACGCGCTAGCAGCGCTAGGCGGCGCAAGTGGTGAAGAGGTTGAAGTTGAGGCGGCTGAAGAAGAGCCAGCCGAAGACGAGGCCGAGAAGATGGAAGAGGAAGACGACGAGCTGAAAAAGACGCTCGACAATCTCCCACCGGCTGCTCAGGCTGCGATTGACGCAATCTGGAAAGACCGCGAGGAGCTTGTTGCTAAGAGTGCCGAGCTTGAGAAGAGCTTAGGCGAGGAAATCGCTAAGCGCTCACGTCGTGAATATCTCGCTAAGGCTGAAAAATCACTCTGCAACATCCCAGGGCATTCGCTCGAAGAGGTTGTGGATTTGATGATTGAAGTCAAGGCAACCAACGAAGAGCTTGGGGCAAGGGTCGAGAAGGCTCTTGAGTCTTCAAGCGCAGCGCTCCAAGGCGGGGCTCTCTTGGTCGAGGCTGGGCGCTCTGTGCCAGATACATCTGGTGGCGACCCATGGGCCAAGATTCAGAAAATCGCAAAATCGGAAGTTGAGAAGAGCGCGGGCGCTCTGACCATGCCGCAAGCGATTGCAAAGACAATTCAAACAAATCCAGCGCTCTACGCAGAATATAACGAAGAGCGCAACAATCAGGGAGGGCGCTAATAATGGCTTACGAGTATAACGGACAATCAATTATCGTAACACTTGAGGCAAACGCCGATCTATCAAGCAAGCAGTATTATTTCGTCGAGCTGGATACCGATGGAAAAGTTGGAGCATGCAACGCGGCAACCGACAGACCTATCGGCGTCTTGCAGAATACACCAAGCGCATCGGGCGAGGCTGCTACCGTGCTTATCATGGGCGTTTCTAAAATCAATTGCGATGCCGCACTTGATGAGAACAACCTAATCGGGCCTAGCGCCGATGGGCAGGCGGATCAGAAAATCCCAGGGACCGATACCAGTGAATACATTTGCGGAACCATGATCACCGCAACCGGCGCTGCCGGTGAAATCGGAACAGCGGCAATCAACTGTGCGTCACCCGCACGCGCAGCATAAGGAGGGCTAGAAAATGCCTATCACAACCTCAGAAGTACATGTGGACGCTGCTCTATCGGCAGTCAGTTTAGCGTATTCGCAAGATGCGACAAGCTTTGTTTCGAGTCGTGTCTTTGGCACGGTCCCCGTTCAGCACCTTTCTAACAAGTATCATGTCTTCGATAAGGCACAGTGGTTAAGAAGCGAAGCAGGCCTTCGAGCTAGCGGGTCACCGACTCGAGGCGGCAACTTTACCATGAGCACTGGCACTTACTCGTGCGAAGAGTACGGTTTCCACATGGACGTTGACGACACCGTTGCACGCAACGCGGATGCCGGCGTTGATATCCTGACGAGTGCAACTCAGTACGTGACTGAAAAGCTCTTGCAGAAGCGGGATCAAGTCTTTGCAGCGGCGGCTTTCACTACTAGCGTGTGGACTGGATCCACTTCTGGGAGCGATATCACCCCGAGCACTGTCTGGAGTGCTTCAGGTGGCACGCCGATTAAGGATATCGCAGACCAGCAGGCGGCTGTTCATGCGAAGACTGGGCGCAAGCCTAATACTTTGCTCTTGGGCAAAGATGTCTATGCTGCCTTGAAGGACTCTGACGATATCCTAGATCGGGTTAAGTACACCGAGCGCGGCGTGGTAACCACTGATCTTCTCGCAGCGTTGTTTGACGTTGACGAGGTTATTGTTGCGGGCTCAATTGTCAACTCAGCAAACGAAGGCGCAACGGCATCATATGCCCCAGTCTTCGATGCCGATGATGCATTGCTGATTTACAAGCCAGCCAATCCGGGGCTCTTGACTCCGGCAGCCGGTTACATGTTCCAGTTTGATGACTTGCGAACGCTTCGGTACCGCATGGACGCAAACCACAGTGAGCGCATTGAGACGCTTGCAGCGTTTGACTTCAAGGTCACTGGTGCAGACCTCGGCGTGTTCTTTAGAACAGCGGTTGCTTAATGATTTTCCCAACGCGGGAAATCACGACCAATTCGGGCAAGGTGGCGGCATGGACGCCGCTACCTGATGCCCGCAATTGGCCAGCGTTTAGACGAATGGTTTTAGCGGGTACGCTTGTAGAGGTGCCCGATCATTTGTTGAGCGCAGACTTGAAGCCAAAGCGCAAGCGCGGGAGACCACGCAAAAGGGTTGAGTAATGAGTTGGAGCTATAGCGATAGTCTCGGGTCAGATCGCGACATCTTGCGATTTCGCATCGGGGATGTTGATACAAACGATCAGCTCTTGAGCAACGAATTGCTCGACGCGCTTTTAGCTACTCGAGGAGACCCTACGCTAGCCGCTATCGACGCGGTTGAGGGCATCCTTGCGAAGTTTGCTCGAGAGATTGACCGTGGAGCTCTAGGGCTCGGCGGCTCTCGCTCTCAGAAAACTCAATTCTATAGAGACCTGCTCAAAGAGCTCAGGGCCGAAGCGGCCCGGGGCGATACGGGCGCGTTTTTTGGTGGGGGTTCGGTCTCGGCAAAAGAGACCATTCAGGACGACTCAGACAATCCCCTCACTCCCTTTCGGCTCGGTCAATTCGATAATCCGGGGTGCTGAGATGGCTGATGCTTTCAAGGTCGAGATAAATAGCAACGTCAGCGCCTTTGCTCGAAAGTTTACAGGCGCCCTCGGTGCGGCGCTTACGATGGGAATGCTGCGGGCGGCTGAGCAGATGAGGGAAGCGCTGACAGAATCAACAATTCAGCTCTTGAAAAAAAACCCTACGGGGCGACTTGCTGCGAGCTGGACCCCTGGACCCGTCAAGACGGCGGCGGACAAGTGGACAGTTAGCGTAACATCACCACTACCCTACGCCATGATCCACGAGACCGGCGGCGTGATTCGGCCCAAGCGCGTCAAGGCGCTGGCTATTCCAGATCGAAATTATGGCCCAATTATCCGAAACAATGCGCCAATAGCCCCTCGAGACTTTGACCCGGGGCGGACAAAGCTAAAATTTAAGCCCGTGAGAAATCCCGGGCGGGTGCGTGGTCTGCTTGTGGATGTAAACACAGAAGAGCGCGCTTATACGCTCGTGGCTCATTCGAGGATCTACCCCACTAGCTATATTTCAAAAGCCGTCGACACAGCCCTGCCAGAGATTGAGCTCGTGATTGAGGGCGTTCTAGAGGCTGCGAAAATAGCAGCGGCAAGGGGCGCCTAATGGGAACCCCGGCGCGCAAATCGATTCTCGAGAATCTACAAACGACCTTTGAAACCGTCACCACTGGCAACGGCTATAAGACCACGGTTGACACTGTGCAGGCTCTGGCTCGAGGCTACTTCGACGTGAAGAGCGGCGAGCGTCCATTTATTGGATACGTGCCGGGCGTTGAGACCGTACAGCACCAGCCCAGTAACATGATCTATTGCACGCTGGCCATCAGCGTCATCGGTCACGTTTCAGGCACGTCGCTATCTGACAGACAATCAAAGCTAAACAACTTGGTAGATGATTTGATTGCGGTTCTCAATGCGGACACAACTCGAGGCTCTAACGCTATCAGTACAACGGTTACCCAATTCGAGACAGACGAGGGAGACCCCGACGCACACGGGGACGGCTCGGTCTTGATGCAGGTGCAAATCAAGTACGTTCGAAACACGAGCTCTAGCTAGGGGATGTGATGAAGATACGATTTCTACGAAGCGGTCAAACGGTCCTGAATGGCAAGCACGTAACCGGCAGCGATATCTGCACCGTCAATAAGTCAGCGGGTAAAGCGCTAATTGATAGCGGCGAGTGGGAGGCCGTGAGCGAGCCAGAAGAATCCCAAAAACAAAACGACGATGAGGAGCAATAGACATGGGCGCATCAACAGACCACGCACTCGGTAGAAGTACCAACTTTTATGTAGACGAAGAGGCCGCCTTCAAAGACGGTTTCGGCACAGCCGCACAAGTTGAGTTCGCAGCAGGCGAGCGGGTGGAGTTTGTCAGCAGCTCGATGGAATTTAGTATCGAGCGCATTGACCGAATGGATCAAAAGCAGACGCGATCCATCACCCAGGACCGAGTGACCGGTAAGCAATCAATCGCGTGGTCACTCGAGGCCAATCTGTCATCAGCAAGAAGTGACGGCACAGCCCCCAATCTAAATATGCTTTTCAAGGCTGCCATGGGCGGGGCATTTGGCAGCAATACCTACGCACTCACTAGCACTAATGCCTTGCAGTCTCTCCGGTTGATGCGAGAAGCCAACGGCGTATTCTCCGAGGTCATCTATGGGGCGTGGGTCGAAGAGATGACAATCTCTGCATCCGGTGGGGATATTCCTCGAGTGTCTTTCAGCGGTGGCGGCTGTCATTACGCGTTGACTGGTACATCCACGGTGGCGGGCACCGGCACGAATGCTTGTACGGTAACAACCGGCGAAGGTCACAACTTTATGTTCGGCTCTCTCGTCACGGTGAGCGGTCAAAGTGACACAACCGTCACGGCAATTGCGACCGACGTGCTCACTATTGCGGGCTCGAGTTTCACGGGTGCAATAATCCCCAAGGTGCCAACCGCCGGGGCAATCACGAGCGTTGTCAACAATGGCCTTCAGGGCACGTTTTCTCTTGATGGGGTGACGAGCTATCCGATTACCTCTTTTGACCTAACGCTTGCCAACGGTATCAAGCCAATTGAAGACGAGGCGCTTGCTGAAGGCGCTTCTGACTTCATCGCTGGCTATCGCACGGT